TGGCTGCTGAATAATTGTTGCAGAATTGGAGGTGAGCGATCTGCTAGTCACATTAGAAGAAGCCAAATTGTATCTGCGCATCGATGGTGTGGAGGATGATTCGCTCATCCTCCATTTCATTTCCACCGCAGAGGGTATTTGCGAAGATGTCTTGAGACGATCCTTGGCTGAATTTGACCCCGTCCCAGAGATCCTGAAAAACGCGGGGCTGTTTCTGGTCGCCAATCTCTATGAGCAGAGAGAAGCAGCCAACATCCCTGACCTTCTGGATTTCACCCGGCGCCTGCTGCAGCCCTATCGATTGGACGGGTGGTAATGATGAAAATTGGCGAGCTCAGTAAACGAATCACCCTCCTTCAAATTACCACCACCATCGATGAAAACGGTTTTGCCCATGATGCAGAAGCCGAGCTGACTACCGTGTGGGCCTCTGTGTCCAATCTTCATGGCAAGGAATATTTTGCCGCCAAAGCGGTCCAGGCTGAAAACACCATCAAATTCACGATCCGCTATCGGACCGGAATCACGACTAACATGAAGATCCGGTTCCAGGATCGACTGTTTAACATCACCGATATCGATGACATCAAGTACAAACGGAAATATCTGGAGATCAAGGCGATGGAGGTGTTGCCCAGTGGCCAGAATTGAACTGGTAGGCATGGATGAGTTGATCAGTAAGGTCAACAAACTCAGTGCCAAAGGCATGGAAATCAAGCAGAAAGCATTGGCACGAGCGGGGAAACTAGTCAAGGTAAGTATGGAATCCAAAGCCCCCAGATCGGATCAAAGCAAAACCCACATGGCAGACAACATAGCCGTGTCGGACATCAAACAGGAAAACGGGGTGGATTTCGTCCAGGTCGGACCGACCAAGGGCGATAACTCCCCGTTTTTCTATAGCAAATTCACCGAGTGGGGTACATCGAAGATCACTGCCCTGCACTGGTCCGAAAAGTCCGTGCGGGAAAACAATGGCCCGATCAATAACGTGATCCGGGAGGAACTGGAAAGGGGTTTAAACGGTGATTAACAAAATCGTCCTGGAAACCCTGGCAGCTGTCGGCGTTCCGGTGGCCTTTCAGAAATACACCGGCAAGGACAGCACCTACATCACCTTCCATGAATACCTGCAAAACGGTGAGGATTTTTCCGAGGATCAGGAAAGTCACACCGGGCACTACATCCAGATAGACATCTGGTCGAAGTCGGACTACACCGCTTTGGTGGCAACGGTGAAATCCTTGGCTTTGGCTGCCGGATTTCATCGCCTGAACGAAGCGGATTTCTATGAGCCGGACACCGGGCTTTATCACAAAGGGATCAAATTCTATTATCTCGAATCACAGGAGGACACCTAAATGGCCAGACAAATCGGTCTAAGAGATATTCACATCGCACTTCTGACCAAAGACGACAACACCGGGGCGACCTATGCCACCCCCACCAAACTGGAACGTGCCATCAGCGCCAAGCTCTCCCCGAAGGTCAATTCGGAGAACATCTATTCAGATGACACCGTCGAGGATGTCATCACATCCTTTGACAGCATCGAGGTTGAAATTGAACTGAACCAGCTCTCCCTCACCAGCCGCGCAATCTTGCAAGGTGCCTCGGTTGTGACTGGCGTTCTGATCGAAAGCAAGCAGGACCTGGCCCCGACCGTAGCCTTGGGCTTTAAGTCCAAAAAGCATAACGGCAAGTACCGTTTTGTCTGGCTTCTGAAGGGCAAGTTCGAACTGGCAGCCGATGAGTATGACACCGAAGCAGACAAACCCGCGCCGAAGACCGCCAAGCTCAAAGGTACCTTCTACTCGCGGGATTTTGATGGCAACTTCCGCTTCATCGCCGATGAGGATGAGGTCGGAATCGATCCGTTGATCATCTCCGGTTGGTTTACCGCTGTCCCGGCTGAACCGGTTGTCACCCCGTAACGATGGAGGAATTTTGACTTGAAAGCATCGGAATTAAAAAACAAAGGCATCCCCTTCTCCCTCGGCGATAAGGATTATGAAATCAAGCTCAACATGAACACCTTCTGTGAGTTGGAAGATGTTTATGGTGACATCAACCTGGCCTTTGAGGATTTGCAGAAAATGAAACTCAAAGCCATCCGCGCCCTGATCTATGCCTCGATCAAAGTCGAGGATGAAGGAATTTCCCTGCGCCAGGTCGGAGAGCTTTTAGAGCTCAGCGATTTGGAACGACTGGGGGCAGCGATCAATGAAGCCCTGGACAAGGCCATGCCAGAAGCGGGGGAAGACGAGCCGGGGGAATCGATAGCCACTTAGAGTCCAACACCTGGGACTGGGAGTGGCTTTTTTATTTGGCAACCAACCTACTCAAAATGACCGAGGAACAGTTTTGGCTCAGTACACCCAAAAAGCTCCAAGCGCTGTATAAGGTCTATCGCTCGGTGCATGGGTTTGATTTGGATAATGCCACCGACACCATCGACAATATCTTGTTTTAGAAAGGAGGTGTTTATCAACAATGGCCGGAGATACCAATACCGTCATTGCCCGGATCGGACTGGACGATCGCGGGTTTCAGGAAGGTGTTAGCAAAATCCAACGCAGCCTGAAAGTGGTCCAAAGCGAGTTTGCCGCTGCCAGCGCCGGTTTGGGTGATTTCGGCAAATCGACTGAAGGCTTGAAATTAAAAGCAGATAGCCTCAACCGCCAGGTGGACATCCAAGCCCAGAAGGTCCGTGAGCTGGAGCACGCCTATCAAGCCAGTGTTCGGGCTAAGGGTGAAGACGCCAAAGCGACCGAGAACCTCAAAATTAAAGTCAATTACGCTACTGCCGAACTTAACAAAATGCAGCAGGAGCTGCAGGAGACCACGCGGGAACTGAACCTCAAAAGCTCCGCCTGGTACAAACTCTCCCAGAACATGGATGCGGCCGGAAAGAAAATGAAGGTTTTTGGTGACAAACTGTCCTCGGTCGGCAAGACGCTATCAACGGCTGTGACCTTGCCGATCCTGGGGATTGCCACCGCATCGACGAAACTGGCGATGGATGCGGTTGAATCTGAAAACCTGTTCGAAGTGGCGATGGGCGATATGGCAGACTCGGCCCGGAAATGGTCAGATGAAACGTCCAAGGCACTCGGCCTGAATGCCTATGCAGTGCGAAAGAACGTTGCCACCTACAATGCGATGCTGACCTCAATGGGTCTTTCCGACGATGAATCTCTAAAACTGTCGGAAACTTTGACCCAGCTGTCCTATGACATGGCGTCGTTTTACAACTTAAGTCCGGATGAAGCTTTCAACAAGCTCAAATCCGGTATCTCCGGCGAAGCGGAGCCCTTGAAGGCACTGGGTATTCTGGTCAATGAAAATACGGTCAAATCCTATGCCTATGCCAATGGCATTGCCAAACAGGGCGAAGCACTGACCGAAGCGCAAAAGGTCCAAGCCCGGTTTGGTGTGATCATGGAATCGACCAAGAACGCCCAGGGCGACCTGGCAAGAACCCTGGACTCGCCGACCAACAAGCTTCGGATCATGCAGGAGCAAGCCACTCAGCTGGGGATCCAGTTCGGTCAGATCCTGATTCCGGTATTGGAGAAAATCATCAGTGTCATAAAGCCCCTGATGGACGCGTTTCAGGGCCTTTCCAAAGAACAGCAGGAGCAAATCGTCAAAATCGCCCTCGTTGCAGCCGCCGCTGGTCCGGTGATCGGGATTGTCGGCAAAATCATCTCGGTCATTGGTGGGATCTCGACTGCGGTGGGTGCCATTTCCGGTGCTTTGGCATCGGTTGGCGGCATCAGCGGTGCCCTGGGTGCAGTATTCACCGCGCTGACGGGTCCGATCGGGCTGGTGATCGCCATCATTGCTGGTCTGATTGCCGTGGGCATCCTTTTATATACGAATTGGGACACCGTTAAGCAAAAGACCACAGAAATTTGGAACAACATCAAAACGGGAGTTGAAGGACCGATGAATGCGGTTAAGAACACGATCCGGACCGCTCTGGATGCGATTGTCGGTTTCTTTAGGAACTTGAAACTGCCGGAGATCAAGATACCCAAACCGAAGCTGCCGCATTTTGAGATTTCAGGGTCGTTCAGTCTCAATCCGCCAAAGGCTCCGAAGCTTGGCATCAAATGGTATGCCAGCGGCGGTATCTTCAACAGCCCGAGTGTGATCGGGGTCGGTGAAGCGGGTTCCGAAGCGGTTGTCCCAATCGATCGCCTGGAAAACCTGATCATCTCAGCGATGCAAAAATTCAGTCGGGGGGGTAATCCGTCTGTTGGCACACCGGGGGTAGCCAATTCTTACAACATCACGATCAACAATCCCAAACCGGAAAGCTCTGAAGATAGTATCCGGCGTACGCTTTTGAAGCATTCCTACGGGGTGGTCTAAATGGAACAGTACAGTTTTGACAACGAACCCCTGCAAAACAAAGCCTGGGGAATCTATGAAGTATCGGATGGTTTGGGCACACCGGGGTTTCGCAATGACAATATCCAGATCCCCTATCAGGATGGCAAGCGCTGGATCAAAAAGCGTTACAGCGACCGGGTTCTGACCCTCCTGATGTGGGTGCGCTCGGTTGATCCGATAACCGGGGCAATACCAAGCGGCAAGACGGCTGATCTTGTTCTGAGTGAGAACATCGACCATTTAAATCAGCTGTTTGGTTCGCCCGGCCAGCATGTCTTGACCAAAGATATGCCAGATGGATCCACGCGTGAGGCTGCAGTCGAGATCCTTCGCCCGGTCAAATTTAGCCGTAAGCCCTATGGGCTAACCAAGTTTGCTTTGGAAATATCCATGGCGGATCCGTTTTTCTATGGCACAGATCTTTACTCCGATCAACAGCTCATTTCACTACCGACCTTCGCCTGGATTCATACCAATCCAGGTACAGCTCCTGCCACAAAAATCAGCCTTGTTCTGACCGGGCCATTGGAATCACCGAAGTTGGAATGCCTGGAAACCGGCACCTGGGTTCAGTACCAGGGCAACATTGTTTTGGGAGAAACAGTGACAATCGATGTGGCTGATTTTACCTGTGAAAAAGATAGTCTCAATGTCATTTCAGCCATCAAGCACGGCGGGGATGCGAACTGGCTGGTCCTCTATGCCGGAGAAAATCACCTGACCTTATCAAGTGGAGCGACTGGCGGATCCTGTCAGCTCCTCTATTATCCTGCCTATTTCTAATCTGGAGGTAACCCATGTCATTTGTCACAATCCCCAGCCACCGCATGCCGATCGACATCGATGGCACCGAGATTGCCTATCGCGGAGGTGCCTATAACGATGGCGTGGCTCTCTGGTGTAACAGTACGAAAAAGGGGCAACTCAACGATGAAATATCAGTTGATACCGTTGAATGGACTTCTGAAGGTGTAGCTCTGATCGTCTGGGTGTTCTTTCCTGAAGCACGTGAAGTGGAGCAGATGTATATCGGCGGATCCGCCTATTACTATTCAACCGCTCTTGGTGAACTTCAGGGTAGTCTTGACTCGACCAATGGCGTCGACGGGACTTGGGAAACAGCAACTTGGCCCAATGGGGTGGGTTATTACCACAATCCGGATGGAACAAAATGGCGGACAGGTGTAAAACCAGTTAGTTTCAGTGGTCCGATGAAAATTCTTCGTTTTCGGATCACGACTATGTATTCCTCTCGTCTTCGTGATCTACATATCTACGGCCGAAAGAAAGCAACTGAAACGCCGGAAGACATTGTGTTCACTGATGCAAATGGCACACCCATCACCATGCTCATGGATGTCGGAGATCGTCCGGAAGGAACTACCATCGTTCAGAGCATCAAGATCCAAAATACCAGTACAACCAAAATCGCAAATAACGTCAATCTGCAGCTCAATCACCCTGATTTCCTCCTGGCATTTTCTGAAAATGGCCCTTGGTCAAGCACGCTGGATATTGCCTCGATCGGTGTGGGATCACTGTCGAGCACGGTGTACATTAAAAACCCGCTTGGACCGCCTTTGTTGGTGCTTGGTCCCAAAGCCGCGCGCCTGATTGCCACGGTTGGCAGCTGGACCTGATGAGGGGTGATCGAAGATGGCGATAACGGTTGAATTGATCAGCCCGGCCAGTGGATTTATCAGCACGGACAGCACCCCCGATCTACAAGCAAAGTATAACGATCCGGATTTCAGTGGCTACATCACATTCGAGCTCGATATCACCACTTCTTTCAACTCGCCGAGAAAACTGACCCAGGTCGTCTCGAATCTTGTGGACCAGCAGATTGCGATTTGGACAACGCCTGAGCTGACAGATGGGATCTGGTACTGGCGTGCTCAGGCAACCAATACCAACAACGACTACAGCGGTTGGTCCGTTGCCTGGATGATCGATGAGCACCTCGGTGCATATAAGCGGGTGCTAGCGGTTTATGAGAACATCGCCAAGCTCGATGTGTTCACCCAGAAGCGGGTTCTGTCGATTTATGAAAATATCGCCAAAACCGATATTTGGACCGGGACACGTGCCTATTACGGTTATGAGAACATCACTTCGGATCCGCCGTTTCCTCTAATTGAGCGGCTTTCTTCCAGTCGGGTTCCGAGAGGGTCTGTTCTGACTATCTATGGTAATGGCTTTGGTGCCAAGCCAGATGTTGACCCATCGAATGCGGATCGGACCGTGCGCGGTTATGGCGGCTTTGTGTATTTGGGCACGCAGCTTTGCAGCGTCATTTCCTGGAGTTGGCAACAGATCGTCTGCCAGATCCCCCAGGAATCCGAAAGCAACGCGATCAAGGTTGTCCTCACCGCCCCGGCTGAATCCGGTACTCGAGAGAGTAACCGGATCGGAATCGAGATCCTGGAAAGCGAGCCTGCCAGTGATGTGGGGCTAGAACTTTTTATTTGTGACAAAAACAACCCCAACACCATCTTATGCCAGCTTGACGGGGCAAGAACTAAATCCTTTCAGACTCTTCTGAACAATGCCGGAAGTGGGCGGTTTTCCATCAGCCGCGTAGACCCCAAAGGCGGCGATCCGGCGATTCTGACAGACCAGAACTTTGTGCTCTGTCGGTTGGATGGGGTTGATGTTTTCAAGTGGATCATCGAAGGGGTAAGGCCCAGTTATGTCGATGACTCCGAACAGCAGATGATCGAGGTCAGTGGCCGGGGCGTCCTATCGCTTCTGGACCGGGCGGTTGTCTATCCCGAAGATATGCCGCATCCGACTAGCCTGGAACGCGTGTTTACTGATATGCATGGGGGAGCAATCCTTCGCATGCTGATCCTTGAAGCACAACAGCGCGGGTGTTTGCCAGGGATTGTCATCGATTGGGAAGTAGACCAGGACAGTGTCGGCACTCCATTCGAGGATCTGACGACCGTATCGTTTCATGCCGGAACGCCTCTGACCCAGGTGATCAGTAAGCTTTGCGATGGGTTTGGCCTTTTCGATCTGGAAATGACACCGAACCTGCACCTCAAGCTCTACAAAGTCAAAGGCGAGGACCTATCCACAGAGATCATCTATCGCCCGGGCCAAGCAATCCTACGCACACAGAAACAGACGGACAGCACCAAAATGACCAATGCCCTGCTGGTGGAAGGCGAAAACGGCGCTCTGGTTGAAACCACCCATCCGACCGGTCAAGCCAGCTGGGGACGGCGGGAGGGGTATCTTCAAGCCCGAAACATGGCCGATGACTGGGCCAAACTTCAGGATTACGGTCAGTTGTACCTGAAATCTGCTGCCGAGGTCAACTGGGGGATTCAAGGCACGGTCTTGTCGTTTGTGAATTCCAAGGGACAACGCATGAAGCCGCTGGAAAGCTTTCTTCTCGGCGATTGGATCGGCTGGAACATCCCGCCTGAAGGATCAGACACAACTGGTTTTTCGGAGTCGGTCCGGGTCAAGGGGATCTCTTGTGAGGAAGCAGACACTGGGCTTTTATCCTATACCTTGGATCTCAACAATGTCCTACTGGAACACGACATCCGGATGAACCAAATGGTCGAACGCATGGCGATGTTTACCCAAAACTCGCCGCTATCGGCTCAGTCGACCCAGACACCAGCGAATAAGGACCATAACCATACGCATGGCACACTGCTTGGTCTGTCAGCAGATGATCACCCGCAGTATTTCAATTCAGACCGGCATGCTTCGGATACACATTCAAGTCTCATCCGGGTCAATGGTATCAAGATATCTGGGGCAGACTTGTTGTCTGGTGAAGTGACCTTTCAAGCCGGAACCAATGTCTCGCTTGCTCAGGATAATGACGCCAAGAAGATCATCATTACTGCATCCGGTGGCAGTGGAGGAGGTAGTATCTATGACCATCCGATCGATGAGCCACCAGCAATCCCGCATGCGATGGATGATGAGTTTGATGACACATCGGTCAATCCGAAATGGTCCTGGATCAACCAAGGCGCAGCGATCTGGACAGAACAAGATGGGCATGGCCAAATTACCCTGCTTTCGGGATCTGACCACACACGGCTGTTGGTCCAGCCAGTACCTTCTGGTGACTTTTCTGTTATTGCAAAAGTCGAGCTGGTTACTCCGCTTAATGATTATTTCAATTTTGGTCCTGTTCTTTATAACAGCGCCAATAACAAACACGTCATTGGGGGACTTTGTGGCCGAGCCTATTACAATGGGGCACATGTTCTGAAAATGAGTACAACAACAGGATTTTATAGCAATGCCCTGGTTCGAGCTTTCCCTGGGGATGTCGCTTATATGCGAATCCGAATCGTTGGCACGACGTATTATGTCGACCGATCCTTGGATGGAGTGACCTGGATCAATTTGTTCAGCGAGACGATCTCAACCTTCTTGGTCGCGCTATCTCATATTGGGATTGGCTACTTCAGAAATAATACAATCGGCGGTACCTACTATGGAAAATGTCACTGGTTTCGAGTGACACAATAAGATTTATGAAAGCGAGAGCATTTGATGACTGAAACACAAATCTAT